TCGCCATCAACGGGAATGATTGGCGTGGTGATGGTCGTCGGTCCAACAATCTGTTGAACATCTGGTGTGTTGCCCAATGTAACTTGCGCGGAAAATTCTTCGAACTGACCGATTAAAATTTCATATCCCGAACCCGATTGTGTTGTCGTCCATTCGGGTGTTGACGGCGTGGTTCCCGTGAATGTACGTTTCAAATAATACGTCACATTGTTGTTGAAATCAAACAATGATATGTTCAATCGCAACTTTGCGAAAATAGGATTTCTGTCCACGTTGGTATTTAACACCAACCGAATCGTGTGGTTGAATCGCAACGTGATTTGATTGTTCAACGCCGACGACACCAATCCCAATTCCAATTCTGGGTCGTTGGAATTGTCCCAAATGACGCCCGTCATCGCTTTGGGTTCCTTATCTAATGTGATGGACACATCGTTCACCGCTGGCAAGAAATTGAAAATGTTCCCCGCCAACCGCGCTTTGTTTGTCGTTTGGTTGATTGTTTTCCCATATGAAAGACCCGACGTGTCGCCAATCTTCGTTCGGTCTTTTTTATATGTGTGTTCCGTGAACGAGCCTTTTCGTTCAAACAATTGTTCCAATCGATATTGGCCGTTAGAATAATAGAAACGCAATCCAAACAACGTGCAGATTTCCGACAATATATCGTGCCAATTTCTGTTTGTGTAAAACCCTTCTTCGTCGATTGTGTCGAACGCGTGGAAATCCAAAAACGTTTCGTCCAATGGATTATTGTTTGCGTTGTAGGTCATTTCTTCCGCCCACCAATCACAAACGACCGCCAAAATAGGGTCGTCGGTTCCATATATTCCAGCGAATCCAACTTGGTCAATCGCGAAGATGAATTGGTTTGTGAACTTCTGGAAAAACGATGTTCCACACAATGTATCTTTCAACTTTGAAATCCCGTCCGTCGCTTGAACTTGCAAAACGTATGGTTGCGGGGCGTCCTCAATTTCAATGATGTCTTGCGTGATATATCCCGCCCACCAAAAAACTTCCGAACCTTCAACGCCGCGGTGAATCTTTATATAGTATCTGTCTTGTTGGTATTGCTTTAGGTTGGAAATGAAATCGGTTGTTGCTGAATCATTGATGTACATTCCAAACGATACGGACGACCCAATCAACGGCGAATAAATATTGTCCGTTGCACCCGAATAAGTTAATGTGAACCCATCGGAAACGACATTGAATTCGTCGGGTGATGAACCCGAATAATCTTCGTCCCAAATTTCTATTTTGTAATATTCACCCGAATCCGATTTGAATTCCGAAAATAGTTTGATTGCCGCCATATATTAAAAACCTCTTTGTCTGGTCCTTGTTCTTTGTGCGCGCTCGGTCGACAACAAGATGTCGGAACCACTCAATCTTCCGTAAACCTCAACCGCGCCGTTGCCACCAAATTCGTGCAATCTGTCCAATGGGATGACGGCTTCCGATTGTCCACCCTCACCGACCATTGCCAATGTGGGTCCCGTCACGATTCCACCTTCGGCCAACATTGGAATGTTCGGCATGAATCCGCCGACGGATTGCATGGTTCCGAAAATGTCTTTGAATCCACCAATTGATTGCAAACCACTTATCCCAAAACCGCCCATCGCAAAACGAACGGCAACCGCCAAAAGAAATGCCGCGGCCGCGGCCGCTAAAAACTGAATGACCAAATCTTTGAGCATTCGCCCCATTGATTCTTTGAATTTGCCAAATCTTGTTTCGCCTTTTTCCAATTCACCGAACGCATCTTGAATGGAACGTGCAAAAATATCTTTCACCGCATTTCCCGCTTGAATCGCAACCGCCGTGAAATTTACAAATTCACGACGAACATTTTCCATCATTGGCATGAAACCAATGAACGCGGGTTCCGCTTTTCTCGGTATGTTCACCAACGCTTCAGCTATTCTGTCGGCGTCGCCTTCACCGCTATCCGCCGTTGATGTCAAATTTTTCGCTAATTGGTCAACACTTTTTCCAACTTCAACAACCGCCGTGTTTGCATTTTCCAACGCTATCTTTTGCGTCTGCAATGCGTTTCGTGAAATCAACAACGCGTTCGCAAAATCATCTTGCGCGGGCGTCACTTCGGACGACATTGTTTTTCCTAAGTCAACGATTCTTTGCGCTTCTTCGTCGGACAATACCCGACCAAACATTTCTGTGGATTCCGTGGCCAAATCGTCTGTTGACTTCAACGCCTCATTATATGCTTTTTGCGCTTCAACGGCATCTTTCACCGCTTGATTCATTTCATCTTGCGCGGCAATCATGGCGATTTTCTTCGCCATCTCTTTGTTCATTTCCCGTTGCGCCGTCGCGATGTCGTCAACCGAATCTTTTTCATCAATTAGATTCGGCAACAAATCTTTGTATTCAGTATTCAACCGACTGATAAGACGCGAACGTTGTTCGTTGGAAACGTTTTGGTCCTTGATTGTGTCAATCAAATTGTTGGCTTGAGCCAAACGAACTTCATTGTCGGCGATTTCTTCTTTTGCCCCGTCCGACAATCCTTTGTTGATTTCTTTCGTTTCCTTTTGTCGTCTATTCAACAACAAGAATGCACCCGCCAACGCAGTCACCGCCGTGACCGCAATACCGACGGGATTCAATTTCATTACCGCGCCTAATGCTTTTTGTAAAACAATCGCCGCTTTTGTTGCCGTATTGGAACGCAAAATGGCAACTTTCAAAAACCTAAAATTTCTTAAAAGACCGCCCGTGATAAATACCAAAGGACCAGCCGCCGCCGCCAACGCCGCAATCACGACCGCGAATCGTTTCGCGCTTGGATTTAGATTGTTCAATTTACTCGCCAATGATGCGAACCCTTCAATCAATGGAACCACCGCAACCGCGATGATTTCACCAATCGAAATTCCCAATCCTTCCATTGCAGATTCCAAACGTTTGGACGCCCCGAATGCCGTGTCGCCCATGATGTCCGCCATTTCTTTGGCCGCACCCGCTGAATTTTGCAACGCTTCGGTTGTCGGTGCAATCTGGTTGACACCTTCAGCCAATACCAACAACGCGGATTGTGCCGAACGTCCGACTTCATCTTTTGCATCCGCAAGGTTCAACCCTTGTGCGGCTAAATCTTGCAAGGCTTGCGCCGTCGGTTTGCCCGTTGCGCCAATTTCGGAAATGATTCGGCGCAATGCCGTTCCCGCTTGGCTTCCTTTTATACCAGCATTCGCCAACACCGCCAACATCGCGGACGTTTCTTCCAACGACATCCCCGCGGATTTCGCGACGGGTGCAACGAACTTCATGGATTCCGCGAACGTTTCCATGTCCAACGCCGACGAACTGAATGACATGGCCATCACATCGGTGACGCGTCCCGTTTCGCTTGCATTCATTCCAAACGCCCGCAATGTTGAACCCGCAACTTCCGCCGCGCGTGCCAAATCTGTTCCCGATGCTTGCGCCAATGCCAATGTCGCTTCGGTGACTTTGGTGATTTCGGTGGCGGTGAAACCAAGTTTTGCAAATTCCGTTTGTAATGATGCGACCTCACGCGCCGAAAACATCGTGGATGCGCCCAACTCTTTGGCGTTATCGGACAACGCTTTGAATTCTTCAGCGGTCGCACCCGATACGGCTTGCACCTTGGCCATTTCCGCTTCGAAATTCTTGAACACATTGAACGAAATCGCCCCCAATGCCGTGATGGGCGCGGTCAACTTCATGGACAAATTCTTGCCCGTCTGTTGCATCTTGCGACCCATGCGGTCCATGGCGCGTTCGGCCTTGTTAAGGTTCGTGCGGAACGGCTTGATGTTCGCCGTTAATCTAAAATTTAAACTACTTATGCCCGCCATTTGCCTTCGCTCGTTCTTTTCGTTGGTTGATTGCCTCTAAAATTTCCCCACGCGTCCAAACCTTTCGGTCCTTCTTCGCTTCTTTTTCCCACGGAAACACAATCAAATCTTTTGCCTTGATTCTCTTTTTTGTGTGTGGGTTCAACAAAATCGTTGTCATCCAACGCGTGCGTTCCCATTCCGTTTGTTCTTTTCTGCTTTGACGTTCGTTCCAACCTTCGACCAGATTCGCCCACTCGCGTGGCAAAAGGTCGTAAAATTGGGACGGCATCAAACCCACTTGACCGAACGCGAACGATTCCAATGTGTCCCATGTGGCAACGTCCGTTGATTGTTGTCCCGTTCGGTCAACTACTTTTTTTCCGTCTTGTTTGCGAATTGTTGTTCAAAAACGTCGAATGCCTTTTCAATCAACATTTCATCTTCATCAATCCAATCCGCAACGTCGGCGACATCATATCGGAACGGCGTTTTTTCTTTCCGCGCCCCGTCTTTAAATCCGCAAAACATTAGCGTGATGGCTTGGTCCAACGTCATGTCGTCACCCAATGATTCCAATTGCGCCAATGTTGTTCCCGTCATTCTTGAGAATTCACGCAACGCGTTGAATCCAAATCGAATCGGGTGTTTTCTTTCACCAATTTCAATGATGTGTGTCATATTCTTTTTGTTTTGTTGTTGTTAAAAATGGGAACGCCCGACGGACGTTCCCTTTGTTGTTATGATACCGCCGCTTGCGTCAATACGCCCGTGCCCGTGAATCCGAATGAATAGGTCACATTTTCTTCGACGCCCGCTTCTTGTTCGTAGCTGACCAAATATGCGTCGCCCGTGTAATCTATTTCACCGCTTGTTGCTGAACCGAATTTCACTTTCACTTTCGTGCGGTTTGACAATAAGGTGAATAAATCGTCTGGCGTGTCGTAATCACCAGAAATTGAATAGGTGACTAATCCGTCGCCACTCAATGACCAATTTTTCAAACCCTCTAAATTTTCGTCCCAACCCGCTGAATCTTTCGTCGTGGTTGAACGTGTTTCCATTGAAACAGAAAGTGACGCGCTTGTTGCACGTCCTATGATGTCGTAAGATGACCCGTCATCCTCGCTAATTTGAATCACAACGTCCGTTGAATTCATGATTGATGTTGCTGGCATAATTTCTACCTTTTATTTTTTACAATTTACTAAATCTAATCGCGTGACACTCGGAATTTCAAATCACATTGTGACCCGAACGTCCGTTCGTCATCGCTGAACAAATCGCGTTGTCCATCGAACACGCACGATTTTACTTTCACGCCTTGAATCGTTTCGTCCATTCTTACGAATGCGCTTCGAATGTATT